GATTGCTTTTTATTGCGACCAATTTTATCTCGCCAAGTTGCTTCTAAAATATATCTAATCATAGGTCTAAGTCTTTAAGAATTTGTTCTCGAATCATATCGATTCTAAAATCTAGAACAGATATTGCTGTTCTAATATGCCCTGTATCTTCCGGACGAAGTAATGTTTCTAAAATTGCTTTTTCTTTTTTAAGAAATTTTATATGTGAGAGTAATTCTTCAGTGTTCATGCTGTCATTCTTGTAGTATTAGTGATAGTCTCATACATAGATTCGAACTCTGCGTGTTCTTCAATTTCTTTGTTGAAATTTTGTTTGTGATATACTTTAGCCATACGACGGAAAGTCTTTTTGCTAAGTTCTTGTTTCTCACAAATATCTTTAATAGCTTCACGAACAAATTCACGCTCGCTTTCCATGCGAGCCATGCTATTAGAAATTTCTTTCATGCACTCTAAAATTGCTTTACGATCTGCGGGATTGGATGGAATACCTGCCATAATTTATTTCCTTTCAATATCATCTTCAATACAATTATCGCCATACTGGATTTCGATAATCTTCAATGGGTCATCGGTTTCATTGCAAAGCTGATGCCACTCTGTTTTGCTAATATGGAGACTATCAAATTTATTATAGACTCCCTTTAGCTCAACATCTGTACTACGATTTAAACTATAAACCGTAGCTATTCCTTCTGCTACAAACCAATGTTCTGCACGATCTTTATGTCGTTGCATACTTAAACATTTGCCTGGATCAACAGTAAGTTCTTTTAATTTTACTTCTTTGTCTTGTTCATGAAGAACACGATAATATCCCCACGCGCGCGAGGTCTTGGGCGATTTCCATTCTTGAAGAATCCAAGAACTAGAATTCATTTTGTTTTCGCCCCCAACACCGAATTTAAAAATTAAGTTATCATCTTTCAAATCCATCTCAGGAATATTGTCAGATGTTCGGTCGCCGCCGTTAGCAAATATAATTTGATCAGCAGGATAAAGAGCACGTACATCTTTAATTGCTTGTTTGGCTGATCCATCATCGTCATTAAAGAACATTGCACGATCAACCATACCTAGATTGTTAACAATCGCAAATCTTTCATTAGCAGGCATAAACGGTACACCTTTTTTGCGAGAAAGCCAGGGATCAGAATTTACACCAACAACTAATAGATCACCTAATTTTTTAGCTGCTTTAAAATATTCGATATGACCAGAATGGATGGGATCGAATCCACCTGTAACTAAAACTATTTTTCTCATCAACGCCTCATCGTAGAAATTTCTTTTGCCTCATCATCGCTAAAGATTGGAACTGCGTTTGATTTGTGCATTGTACCAATACCTAGCACCTTAGTACCAGTATAAACAGGCGACGGCTTACTAGAAACCGCACCGGTTGTTCTTGAATTTAAACTCTGGATATTATTAGTAACATTCCTAGGATTGGATGTTACAGGCGGAGAATAAACCTCAGCTGCCATTGCGCGTTTACGCTTAGCATCTTCAATTTCAACTCCCCATTTTTTCTTCATAGAAGACCACTCTTGTTCAAGAGCTCTAGCATTACGTGCCTCTTCTGCACTTTTGAATTTAACTTTACCCTTTTTCTTACCATTTGTAGATAACCAAGGTCCAACGATGTGCATTGTCATATTAAATCTCCCATACTATATTATAACATCTTTTTCAACGTTTGTCAAATGCTCTGTATTGGTGGGTGTTCAAAATTCTCGGATCGTGTTTTGGATCATCTGGGATTTCACCATAATATGTCCATTCACTTATAACCGGTTCGGGTACGTCTCGTTTGAAGAACCGAGTCAACCTTTCAAAGAGACTTTCTCTTTTTTTGCTGTTGGTTCTTTCTTAACTACTTCTTTTGGAACCGGAGGTGGTAATGCGTCAGGAAATGCTTCTCTAACCAAATCTTCTGTGATTGTTTTGTATTTGGTTTGAAGTTTTTTATCTTTGCACAAACAAAGATCATCTGCTTCTGTCCAATGGATACCTTCAAGTAATTGAACAAATAAAGTTTCTTTTTTAATTTTTGGCAAATTACTTGGTTGACCCCAAATATACATTCGTCGAAACTCTGCAAAAAGATTTGTTTCTGAATATCCAACTGGTATTTTTTCGTCTCGTTTGTAAGGAGGCATACCTGCCGGCAAATCTAATTTAAAATTGGGATTATAATTGATTTGAAGCATCCCTCGTAATACAGGATGGTCATACGCGCGCAAGCAATTAATTTTTGCTTGTTTAGTTGGCGTTCTTTCAATCTCTTCAAAAATTTGTGGGATAAGTGTTTTCATTAAAATTCCTCAATCAATTCTAGCATGTTTTTCATTTTATGCTCAATGAAAAAGTTCAAAAGCATACTCTTATTTTTATCAGGTTGCCCTGCGTAATTATTTATAATGGCATCTTTTATCTCTTGTGGGATAAAGGTAAAATCAACTAACTTTTGATTGCGTTCAAAATTACGAATAAAGTCTGCATCATTTGGCATAGATGTTTTATCTTTATACCAAGATTCTAACTTCTTAGTAGTAATAGGTTTTTGTCTTTCGCCTGCAACAATACTATCGTCAGCAGATAATACATTAGGGATACCGTCACCTTTGTCGCCTTTAATTGTATGCTCAAAAATATATTGAGTTGCAGACATTTCAGGTTTAACAAATTTCTTTTGTGTAGGAGAAAACTGTTTTACATTCTTATACTTTTGTAATTGTATAAAATCATGATCACCTGATACAATTAAGAATGGTTTTGGATCATCACTAAAGACTCCGCCTTCTGCAAAGTCATTGGTCTGAGACCACTCTGCCAATACTGCAATTACATCATCAGCTTCAGCGCCGTCTACATTAACTACTTTGTATGGGAAGAATTTATCAATCTCATTGCGAATAAGATCAAGCGCTTCAAAGATTGTTTTCCAATCTAGACCAGAATCCTCGCGTGCTTTTTTGCGGCCGGCTTTGTAATATTGAAATTCTTGTCTTCTCCAATAATTGCGATTATCAATAGCTAGAACAAGCTGCCCATATTCTTTTCCGAATTTTTGTTTGTATCCGCGAATTGAGTTCAAAATCATATGACGCAAAAGCGGCACTTGAACCTCAATATCTTTTCTGCCGCCAATTTCTGCCATCAAGTTTGAAATTGCCGTTTGACTGTAATCAACAACGATCATAATATATCTTTCTAGTTAAGCTGCTAAAGTAGTGTCGTTTGCACCAGGTAATGAACCATCTGCATTTAATTCACCTGCCAAAATTTTCTGAGCGTATGCTGTAAAAGGAGTTATTGCTGCTTTTGCTTCTGGTCTAATTGTAGCATCAATAAGGCCACTACTACATCCAGATAAAAGTTTAAATGCAAGATCTGTAATGTAAGTTTCAACTGCTCGCTTAATAATAATCTTATTTAATTTAGATGTTACGGTAGTATTAAAATTTTGCAAAGTACTTTGTAATGAATTAATTGATGTTACTAAATTAGTATACCCTGTTCCATTTGCAACCAAAGTTATTAAATTACTTTTAAGTTGATTTAACACCGCTCCAGATTTAAATCCATCGACTATTACTTGAAGATCAACATCGGGTACATCAGCTGCAGGAGAACAGCCGTCGCCTAATAAATCCGCCAAAGTACATCCCCCGAATCCTCCTGTTGTTGAAGGTTCGGTCACTCCTGCTAAAGTATCAGTGTGTGTTTTAAATGCTGTGAGATCCGATTTTAGAGATGACAATTTTTCGAATTCGGCCTCATTGCCAGAAGTTGCGGTTCCGGGGATTAGAGGATCCTCAATTTGAGCTAAGCGATTATTAATTTGCGTAATAGATTCGGTTGTAACGGTACCAACTGGATTATAGAAAAATTTCTGAGTTAACTGTTGCATTGCGTTAATATCGCCACTTATGGCATTTAATTGGGTAGTTACCTGATCTATAAATGCTTTGAGTTGTGCAAACTCACTAGGGATAATGCCTCCCTTGGTAATTTGTTGCAGACCCTGAGACAACTGAGTATAAACCTGTTGTAACGGACTACCGCCAATCTTCGTTAAAATAATTTTAATTAATTGACAATATGATAATTTTAGCGCCATCTGAAACCTTATTTAATAACTCTAAGGATTAATGTATCAGTATTCATTCTGCCATTTGCAGGAGATGCTTTAGAATTGATACCATCCATATACTTTCTTAATTGTACTTTTGTAGCACCCATCAAATCTTTAAGCTGATCTGCAGGTTTACGCAAAGTCTTTTGACAACCCATTTCTGGATCGTAGTTTTGAAAGCTTGAACCTTTAACAAAAATACCTGTAGCCGAATCTGTTTTATACAGAGCTAACTTACGAGTTTTAGTATTAAATACCCATACCTGTTGTGCACCAATAACTTCTGCGGGATCAACTGACGTAAGACCTAAATCAGTATCTTCTTTTTTATACTTGAGATTCTTAACTTGAACACTCGCAGGTTTTGCCTTAACTGATCGGGGTTTACGATTTGCTTTCTTGAACTCTGAATATTTATCACAGTCCTCAATAAATTGTGCCAGCATTTTTACAATTATTTTCAACTCGCGCTTTGTAATATTAGAATAACCTTCTACCAATTGAGAATCTTTACCTTCATATACTTGAATATATTCGCGAAGTTTACTCTTGCACCATTCTTGAATATCGTTTACATAAGGTTTAGGAATCTGATTCGCTTGCATATTTTTATACAACGAAAAGTCTTCTTTGTTCTTAACTACTGAATCAAATGAGCCTTCGAGTTCTCCTAGGTACTCAGAGATCTTTTCCTTCATTGCATCTTGAATTGAAGGCTTAGGTGCAGATACAACAACCTTTTGTTGTACTGGTTCTGGAACATATACAGTAGAATCAAGCGTAACTTTTAGATATCCTGTAAGCTTAGTCAAATGCTTATCGGAAATTTTGCCATTGCGCATAATAATGCGAGAGATCCAACCATAAGTATTTACGATGTTAACATCTTTTACTTGGTCAAATGTTTTTAATTCACTTGGCATTTTAGCTTTAACATAATCTCGCATATATTTGCGAGCATCAGATTTTGCTTTCTCAGCAGAATACCAGTTCATGATTCGCATCAATTGAACATTATAGGTATTATCTTCAGGTGCTAGTACAGCGATACTAGGTTCAGCGTCAAGTGAAACTCGTGCCATTATTTTTCCTTAATAACTAATTTTTTAAATTCTCTAAGATCGCGTTTATTTAATAACGGATCAGGAATAAACTTTCGTTTATTTAAAAGCAACGTGTTTGCTTTAAATGTCGAAATGGATTTCTTTGATTGTGTCATATCGAACAGCACGCCAAGCGTTTTTATCTAGATCCCATACTGCAAGTACTTCGGTATTTTCTTTACGTTTAATTTCTTTTTCTTCAGTTACAGGCAAATAGCCTGCACCTAATGTGCAACGCATATCTCT